CTAGTTTCTCCACATCTATTATCATCGGCGCCATTGCATACTGTGCCTGAAGTATAAATGTTGAATAGAGGTATGTTACCTAGTCCTGGACCGCCAGCTTCTGTGCCGTCGAATGTTGTCCAGTCTGTGCTATCATATGTTGACGCACCATCGGCATTACCTACAAAGGCAACGCATAGATACGCTACAAATACTAGCTTGCTGAAGAAGTTTGTAATGTCCATTCTCTTTTACAAGTGCTCCCAGATTTTTTAATGCCTTTTAAATCACGGCCGTTTCTAGTAGACTTACCTGAAGTATGTACTGTTTTCTTACAAGCTGATATCCAATCTGATCTCTCTTTCTTCTTAACTGAATTTTCTTGTTTAACACGTTCTAATCTTTCAACTTCTAGTCTATCTAACTTTGCTTGGTAGTCTGTGTAGTCAGGTCTTTCTGTAGGATTGGCAACCCATTGTGCTGCTGCTTCCTGTCCAATAGCTCCTTGGTAAGGACAAGGTGTTCCTGCCATTTCCATCGCCTTGAATACTCTCTCATCTTGACACATTAAGGAAACCGCTGCTACCTTCATACCCATATCGTATACAGTTTTAGAAAGTTTAATTCTTTCACAGTTTAAATCGTTAATTGACATACCACCAGCTAAACCAAATATTTGTCCTTGGAACGCACCACTTACACCTGTTGTACATAAGTCCTGCGAATACGAAGCTCCAATACTAGGTGCTATGGCACTAGCTGGAGGACTCTTAATTTCTTGTTTAATGTTCTGAGTCGTTTCGTTAATATTCTTGTTGGTGTTATTGTTGGTATTAGTATTGGTGTTCTTGTTATCTGTTTTAACATTAGAATCACTAGTACTAGTATTATTATTGTTGTTGGTATTCTTATTGTCAGATTTTGAATTGTTATTATTGTTATTCGTATTATTTGACGTGCTATTTACAGTCTGATCTACTGTTGAAGTATTGTTGTTCGTATTATTAGCTGTGCTATTAACATTAGAATTATTGTTGTTCGTATTATTAGAAGTTGAATTATTCGTATTGTTATTGGTGCTGGTATTGTTGTTGGTGTTATTATTGGTATTCGTATTGTTGCTGGTTGATGTGTTCGTATTGTTGTTGGTGTTATTATTGGTATTCGTGTTGGTATTCGTATTAGCCGATGTATTATTATTGGTGTTGGTCGAAGTGTTGGTATTCGTATTAGCCGATGTATTATTATTGGTATTCGTATTAGCCGATGTATTATTATTGGTATTATTATTCGTGCTAGTATTGGTGTTGGTATTCGTATTAGCCGATGTGTTATTGTTCGTATTTGTGTTCGTGCTAGTATTGGTGTTGGTATTAGCCGAAGTGTTATTATTCGTATTATTGTTCGTATTGGTATTCGTGTTGGTACCTGTGGTAGTCGTCGTTGTTGTGGTAGACGTAGTGTTATCTACGGACTCACAATACTGCGTACCTGCTGTACAATCACCTGTTTGGTCTGCGAACGCCGGAGCTGAGGTGATAAATATCCCTATGCCTATCATTGCTATATAAAACTTCTTCATTAGTTTTTTCCTGTGTTGTTTTTCTCACGTCAAAACGTAATAATGAAGGCATGATCTAAGTTTAGTTATTCATACTTATTTATAATAACTGGTCCTTTACAATACCAAATGATGTCTAAAAAAAGCACTAACTCTTATAAATTACTATGTAATGGATATTAAGGCATACTGTAATAGCACTATAAATACTATACATGGAACACTTCACAAGAATAGTATTTACAACAGCGCTGATGGCTATCTTTTTCTGGACGTGGCCGGTCCGCCTTTTCACTAATAAGAACAACTGTTACTTCTGGACTCTGGAGCGAATAATCTCAGAGGGAGGAAGAGCTCGATGGTACAACTCTAAAAGATGGTTCGGACATCATGTCATATGGATTGATTTGACAGGCCAAGGCTGGGAGTACACCGTTCCTCGTATGTCTAAAAACACACCGTGGTACAAGATGCTGTTTTACAATGGTACTGTAAGGAAGTTTAGAAGCCACAGGAAGGATCAATAATGGCATCAACAGTTTTAAAGCAAAACAAGTCCTGGGCTCCTCTTACGTTAATAGTAGGACAAGCTATAGCCCAAGTGTCTGCTATACTATCTCTATTCCTTTTTCCATGGACACAGACAACTGCTGTAATAGCTTTAGCAATGTATGTAGGGATTATGTTAAGCGTTACAATGGGGTATCACAGACTATACTCTCACAAATCTTGGAACTGTCCTAAACCCTTGGAATATATACTATTATTCCTATGTCATATAATGATGATAGGTCCAGCAATTACATGGGCAGCTAATCACAGAGAGCATCACAAATACGTTGATACACCCAAAGATCCACATAGTCCTCATTACCGAGGTTGGATGTTGGCATACTTTGGACAAGTATTAATAACAATAAATTTTAAATACGTCAAGGACTTACTTAGAAACAAAATACACAGATTACAAGTTAAATATTATTGGCAAGTTATTATAGTATGGGCAGTATTACTATATGCAATAGATCCAATGGCACTACTTTACGCTTGGCTAATACCAGCAGGCTTTGCCAAACTTATAGGATCATTAGTATTTACATTTTCACATAGAGGCAAGACACCTCATAGTGATACATGGGTAGGAATTATAACATTAGGTGAAGGCTTCCACGATGTCCACCATGAGGAAGGGAATAGAAAAATTCTCTGGCACTCATTGGATATTGGGGGTCAACTTATTAGGATGATAGATAGGAATGCCAAAGTATAACAAAAGACACTATCCAGCTATAGCTGAAATAGATGTAGACTTAGACTATGATTTGATTGAGAACTTTCTCAACATGAACTATCATAGATGGCAAGACAATATGACAGCACACAAGGGCTTAGCCGTTGCAAGTAATCATATAGCCAAAGACACATATCAAGCAGTAGAACATTTTCATCTAACGGAATGTAACAACAATGAACCGTTAGAAACAGCACAAGCATATTCAACAAAAGACAAACTTAAAAGAAACATTCCTTATTCTATGGACGAACATAATTGGGACGAGCCAGTAGATTTTTACAAAGGAACAGAATTACAAAGTCATTTAAACTCCGCCTTTAAAGGTAAACTTATACGAGTTAGATATTCTCGCATGTTTCCAGGAGGTGTAGTGCCTAAACACATAGACTACAATACAACTTACGCAATGAGATTTCTTATTCCCTTATCAGGGAACAAAGGAGTTACAAATACCTTTTGGGTAAACGGAGAAGAGATAAAGGTTGACATGAAGGAGAAAAGATGTTATTTTCTTAACATAGGTTATCCACACTCTGTAGTACATGCAGGTATGGGTATACGACATTATTTAATGGGAAGTATAGCGGGGAATCAGAAGGATTTTGAATGTATAAGATATATGACAGAAAACAACTAAAAGAATTAGGAAAGTTAGACTTAGTTAATATCATTATTAATAAAGCAATAGAAGAAGGGAACGGAGAAGCGTTTAAAGGTAAGTATAATCCTGAAACAACTCCTGGTGAAACTTTTGTAATACTAGTAGATGGTGCACCAGCAGGTATGGTTTCATGCGAACCTAGTACTTACACCGGCGATCCAGACATAGCTGCAAGAGCTTGTCGTTTACATATAACCAAAGAATATAGAGCTAAGCAATATGGGTTTCTTTTATTAGATGCTTGTTACGACTATTGCAGGCACGAAGGGTACAAAGTACTTTATATAACACATGATGTAAACTCTAAAGCAATGAATGCAATATATCAGAAAAGAAAAATGTCGTTATTTAAAGGAGCATCTAGAAATTTTTATATGTTACCTGCTTGGAAAGAACTAACATGGAACAAGAAACATATATTTAAAGTAGACCCTCAAGCAGATTTTTATCAATACATATATCAAATTATATTAGAGGACGGTTTCCAATGGATTCCGAAAAGCAACGTGGTGGGATTTAATGACATTCGTAGTTGATGATAAGTGTATACAATGTGTTCACACCGATTGTGTATCCGTATGTCCTGTGGATTGTTTCTATGAAGGTCCTAACATGTTGGTTATTAATCCAGATGAATGTATTGATTGTGGGTTATGTGTTTCTGAATGTCCTGAAGATGCTATTACAGATGAAGACGATGCAGATCCTTACTGGTTGGAAATGAACGCTAAATTATCTTACCACCCAGGTTGGGAAATGATAGACGAACAGAAGCCTCCTATGGAAGGACACGAAGAAGCTAGTAAAATAAAAGATAAGAAAGATTTGTTGAGGATAGATTTTGTTACAATTTGAAGAAGAACAATTAATAGATTGGATGCAAGGTATCAGGGAGAACCCTGATATGATAAACGCTTTTTGGCCTAGCCAGATTAGATCTAAAGTATGGCTGACAGATTGGGTCAAACAATACTTGCCTAGTGCAAACAAAATAGTTATTTTTGGAGCATGGTATGGTGTGCTAGCAGACATGTTAATGTTACGATTAAAAAATCCTAAGATACTTGTTGTAGATAAAGCAAAAGATCCAATGTTGTGGTGTGGAAGAAAATATAACTATCACATAGGACTCATGGAAAAGTTTAGCTACGAAACCCGTGTAGACTTGGTGATAAATACAAGTACGGAACATATAACACAAACCGTGTATGATGAATGGTATGATAATATTCCAAAAGGAACATACTTCGTCATACAAGGTAATAATGATTTTGCAGAACCTGATCATGTTAGAGCGTGCAGTAGTCTAGAAATGTTTAATAAAATAAACAATGTACAGAATACGTTACACTCTGAGGCTTTAACTTATGAAGGACCCTGGAATACAATAGAAAATAAACCTACTTATTATGAGAGGTATATGACAATAGGGTTTAAAAGTGAACACAACTAACGAAGATAGAATAAAAGTACTAGAACTAAAGAGAGATACAATGAACTCTATTAGTCCTAGTTTCTGTAGCGCGAAGTGGTTACAAACTTCCTTGTATTTACAAAATGGTTACAACCATAGTTGCCATCACCCTTCAGCACACAAGATTCCTATAGAAGAAGTAAAAGCAAACCCAGCAGCGTTACACAATAGCAAATACAAGAAAGAACAAAGAGCTAAAATGCTTAATGGCGTTCGTCCTAAAGAGTGTGACTACTGTTGGAAAATAGAAGACTTAGACAAAGATTATTTTTCAGACAGACACTACAAAACAGCAGATTGGTGGTCCTGGGACAAAGTACAAGACATAGAAAAAATGTCTCCAGCAGAAGATATATTTCCTACATACTTAGAAGTTTCATTTTCCAATGCGTGTAACTTTGCGTGTGCTTATTGTAGCCCAGACATATCGTCTACATGGATGAAGGACATTGAGGAAAATGGATCGTATCCAGTACAAAATGGAAACCATGATTTAAATTATTTAAAAAGCGTTGGCAAAATACCATACAAACGTAAGGAAGAAAATCCTTACATGGATGCTTGGTTCAAATGGATGCCAGAAGTGTTACCTCACTTACGAGTTTTTAGAGTTACAGGCGGAGAGCCAACAATGTCTAAAGATGTGTGGAGAACATTCGATTATATACTTGAGAATCCTCAACCCCAAATGCAACTAGCAATAAACACAAACCTAGGCGTAGATAAAAAACTTATAGATAAACTAATTAAGTATATAAACCTATTGGAAGACAAAGTAGAAAAGATAGACGTTTATACAAGTGTGGAAAGCACACACAAACATGCAGAGTATGTAAGAGACGGAATACAATACGATTATTGGTATGATAATTGTAAACGTATATTAGGCGAAACGAATTCGTTAGTAGCTATTATGACTACACTTAACATGCTAAGTTTACCTACGTTTAATGATTTTATTAAGGACATAATGGATTTGAGAATAGAATTTAATAAGGGATTAGAAAATAATAGAATACCTATAAGTTTAAACTATTTAAGATGGCCTCCTCACTTACAAGCATCATTATTAGACTTAGAAACAAGACAAAAATATGTTGACGAGATCCTACCATACGGAGAGCAATGGTTGAAGTATTACAGTAGCGATAAATACGCTAGACTATACTTGGAAGAATGGGATCAATTGAATCGTTGGTGTGATTATTTAATAACTGAACCTACACAAATAAAGTTTAGGAAGGATTTCGTGAACTACATAAAAGCGTATGATATAAGAAGAGATAAAAACTTCAAAGAGACGTTCAAAGAGTTTGCACATTTACTGGAGGAATGGGATGTCTGAAGATGTCGAGAAGTTAATAGAATACAGAAAAGAAGTTTTAGATACAAAGTCTAAAAGTTTCTGCGGAGCTAAGTGGTACAATGCTACAACTTGGTTGGGTAGCGGGACAACAGCATCGTGTCATCACCCACCGGCACACAAAATACCTCTAATAGAGTTGGACGGCAATCCTTCGGCTATACACAATACGAAGCATAAGAAAGCAATGCGGAAAATGATGCAGACAGGAGAACGACCTGCAGAGTGTGAGTACTGTTGGAAAATAGAAGACATACCTGGCGATACTCGAGTATCAGACAGAGTATTTAAGTCTAACATATACACAAACGATCAACTAGAAGCTGCACACAAGGCAGACTACAACGACAACACAATGTTAAAGACATTTGAAATTGCTTTTGATAGAGTATGTAATTTAGCATGTAGTTATTGTAATGCAAGTTTCTCAACTACATGGGCTAAAGATATTAAAAAAGATGGACCCTATCAGAATCTTGTTAGTGATGGCGCAGCTGCCTTCCAACAAGACGGTAAGTGGACAGAGCCTTTTGGAAGAGATGCTGTAACAGCAGACACCAATCCGTATATTAAAGCGTTTTGGGAATGGTGGGATAGTGGACTAGCAGATAGTTTAGAAGAGCTAAGAGTTACAGGTGGAGAGCCACTGATGTCAGGTGAAACGTGGAAGTTATTTGAAAAGATGCAAGCACGTCCTGAAATGAGACTAGCAATTAACAGCAATCTAATATGTAAGGATAAAATACTAGACAATCTAATTGAAAAGAGTCAGAGTATTAAAAAGTTTCATGTTTATACAAGCGCTGAATGTTATAAAGAACATCAAGAGTATGTGAGAGATCATTTTATTTGGGAAACATGGGATAACAATATGCGTCGATTTATAGAAGAAGCAAACTATGAAGGACTACATATAATGATGACTATTAACAGCTTGTGTTTGTTTACTATAACAGAATTTCTAGATCATGTATACACATACAAAGAAATGAAAGGAACAAAATCTCCCTCAGTTACTTTGAACCTTTTACGTTTTCCTAGTTTCCAAAGTCCGTTGGCATTACCAGATCACATTAAAGTCCATGTAAGAGAGAAGTTAATGAGTTGGTATGCAGAACAAGAAGACAAACCTTTATGGAGTGGTACAGAAAGAGCCAACATAGAAAGACTTATAGATTACTTAGACCATGTTGACGCTCCTCATAGACGAACAAGCTCTAAGCCTACCTTATGGAGAGACTTTAAATCGTTTTACGAACAATACGATATACGAAGAGGCAAAGACATTGGTGTATTTCCAGAAATACTTACAGACTGGTTAGACATGCTACCACCTACAATCATCAATACAACAGGATTGAGAGATGGAGACAGCACAAAGAATAACGTAGGAGAAGCAGACGTAATAAGAATCGCAGAGGAAGAAGGTTGGATATTAAAACCAGACAATAAAAATATAGACAAACCTCTGAGTGATTATGATGTCGAATAGACTAGACTGTATTAATGTACATGAAGCAATTCGTGTTAATACAGATGGTTCATGTTCGTCTTGTTGTCTACAGCATATATCTTACAAGGACTCTGAACATAGAGATTTAAATGTTAAAACACATACACTAGACGAAATAATTACATCTACATCTGCAAATAAAGTTCGTGAGGATTTAGCAAATGGAATACAGAATGTACATTGTAAGGCATGTTGGGATATAGAAAACTCAGGTGGACAAAGTAAACGACTTATAGACAATAAACATAGAAGAATGTGGCCATGGCAACCTGGTTCAATTGAACTAACACACCTAGACTTAAATATGGGAACAACATGTAATATAAAATGTATGACATGTGGCCCAGAAAATACAGTTCAATGGAACAAAGAATGGTGGGAAATTAACAAAAGTTATAAAAACCTAACCGATAAAAAAGATGTGTTTGCAAAATTTAAAACTTTTAATTCTGCATATGATGATGACTCTATGATATGGGAACAGTTAGAAGAATATAAAAATGTAATACAGTCCATGGACATGTTTGGTGGTGAACCCATGTTAATGAAAAAACAATGGGACTTTTTAAAACTTTTAATTAAGAGTGACAATGCTAAAAACATAGAGTTACATTACAACACAAATGGCACAATCTGGGACTCTGAGAAATATGAAATATTAAAAGAGTTTAAATCTGTGTCTATAGATTTTAGTATTGATGGGTTATATGATAAGTTTCATTATATGAGATTTCCAGCAGTATGGGAAGAAGTATTAAACAACATGGAAAGAATAAAAAAGATAGAAAAGTTTACAGTACAAATATGCCACACAGTAAGTATATTAAATGTTTGGTATATGAAAGAGTTTTTAGATTATTTTTCAGACTGGAATTGTTATTTAAATATAGTTCATGGTCCGGCACATTATAGTGTAAAAAATTTACCTATTGATATTAAGGAAATAATAACAGAAAAGTATAAAGAATTTCCCAAAGTAAATAAAATTGTGGGTTATATGAATGAAAGTAAAAGCGAGTATCCTAGACATTGGCATGGAGATACAAATATAGAATTTTTTCCTGAGTTAAAAAGGAATATAGAAGGCTCTGATAATTTTAGGGGAAATGATTATAGTAAAACATTTCCAGAGTTTTTTAAGATATTAAAGGAGAGCGGGTATTGAAAACAATAACATTACGACTAAGAAATAGTCGAGACAAAAGAATTAAGAAGTTAGATATAGTAATAGATTTAATTAATCACGAAGCTGTAAATGAGTGGTATAGAAGATTTAAATATGAATTAGAAACGGGTGCGCATTTAGATAAAGGCCATTTATTTTTGGGGCAGAGTGTTTTAGGTAAAGAAGAATTAATGGAAAATATTAATACTACATTAGACAAAATAGAAGCATATGATTTTGTAGCAAATACAAGAACAGATTATCCTGTTTACAACAATCCAGATATTCCTGAAAGACTTACATTAGAAGACTTAGAAAAAGGCCACAACAATGCTAAGATGAATGTAATACACAATTATTTCCCTACACTTGCTGGACCATATGATAATACATCTAATTGGTTGTATGTTGCTACAGAAGAAATAAGAGAATGTATATGTAGATTAAATGAAGAAGTACATGAGCTCCATACAGTCTTACAACATGAAGAAGATGAGCATTTAAGTTTACATGTAGCAATTTCCTGGCACAGAGATGCAGAAAAATTAACACAATTACCTGATATTTTTAACTCGTTATTTACTAAAGAAGTCAACAATGGAGATTTATTATTGGGTTATCCTCAAGTAGGTAAAACACATATAGAAGCTTGGTTGGAAGAAGATGAGGAACTGGACGATGAGCATATAGATTGTATTGAAAAACTATCAGGAGATTTTTTATTAAAACTCTCGCCTAGTATGAGATATCCTTTTTTAGATGAGTTTGATAAGTGGTTAGAAAATCATGATATAGATCCTGAAGATGAAACACTTAGATTGGGCTGGGCTGTAATGGGGAAAGTTAGAGACGTAAACACACTAACAAAAGAAAGAATGGCAAAATATGATGATGTAGATTTAATAACAATTTCTGAAGAAGACGAAATAAAATCTTATGATTTCCCATATAGTAGATTTGATAAAGAATATAAAGAAGAGAGGATTGAGCATTTAAATGACTAAACATCTTTGCACAGCACCGTGGACGCATACTTATGTTAGCCCTCAAGGCGAACGACGTCTATGCTGTGCAAGTAGAGAGGACGCAAAGTTTACAAAACAATATTTAGATTCGGGTGGCGGAGGAACAGACTTTGCTCCTGTTTCATTAGAAGAACATTGGAATAGTGACTACATGAAAGACATACGAAAACGTATGTTAGCAGGAGAATCTATACCTCAATGTGTAGTATGTAACGACAACGTATTAAACTTGCACACATATAGAAAGTATTTTACAGAAACATTATTCCCTCACAAAATACAAGACATATTAGATACTACAGACGAAACAGGACATACTACAATGGTTCCTATATCCTATGATTATCGTTTGTCTAACTTATGTAACTTCAAATGTAGAATGTGTGGCGATCAACTATCCTCATCTTGGGAAGCAGAAAACAAAAAACATCTTATTGTAACAGATGCTTGGTTACAACCCAATACAAGAAGAAAAATATCTAACTTCCAAGTAGAAGTATTAGAAGAAGAATTACAAGCTGCAGTAGATCAAGGTGTAATAGAAGAAATATATTGGGTAGGTGGAGAGCCACTAATGTGGGAAAGACATTGGACTATAATGCAACAGCTAGTAGATAGTGGCCAGTCTAAAGATGTAACAATTAGATATAATACAAACCTAAGTAGAACAAAATATAAAAATTATGATTTATATAATATGTTAGATAATTTTAAGAAGGTTAATATTTGTGCTAGCATAGATGGTATAGGAGACATAGGAGAGTATATAAGAACAGGATTGAAGTGGGATGAATTCTTAACTAACTTTTATGATGGTATGTTTTTAATAGATCGTTATGGAGACGATGCAATAGTATTTGATGTTACACTTACATTGCCAGGACTATTTGGTTTAAAAGATATGTTTGATCAAGTAACAACTATGAATGTTAAGTCATATTTTAAATTCGCATACGCATTTGATCCTTCAAAAATAATAGCACCAACAGCATTACCCAAATCTATTCTAGTACCATATTGCCAGGAACTAATAGAATATATGGAACCAAGAAAAACTTGGAAGACACAAGTATATATAGATTCATTAAAGAGTTTAATGGAAAGGAAAAGTTTTGACGAAGAATACCCCGATTACAAGGAAGGATTAAAGAGAGGAAAGAATCAAATATTATTCTTAGAAAAAATACGAGAACAATCACTTACATTTAGAGACATCTTAAATGAACCAGCAAAGGAGTGGTGGGATGGCATCTAAAAGTTTCTGTCCTTTACCTTGGACACATTTAGCCACACACCCACATGGAGCCATTACTCTTTGTTGTGAAGCCGAACAATTACTAGGCGCTTCACACGCTAGAGACAACCCAGATAAATTTAAAGATCTTCACACAGAAGAATACGACTTTAATAACATACACAATAACGATAACTTTAATGATGTCCGTTTACAAATGCTTGCAGGTAAACGCCCTTCAGTATGTACAAGGTGTTGGGATAAAGAAGACGCAGGACAAGATAGTAAAAGAACAATAGACAGTAGAAAGTTAAACTTCAATATTAATAACGCTAATGAAATAACAAACGAAGACGGCTCATTAAAAGAAGTTAATTATGAGTTTGTAGAATTACGTTTAGGCAATCATTGTAACTTAGCATGTAGAACATGTAATCCCATATCTAGTTCACGTTGGAAAAAAGATTGGCAGAAGGCAAAGTTTGATGAGCGATTAATACTACCTCAAAACTTAATGGACTGGCCGTTAGATTCTAAGTTCTGGGATAGTCTATTACAACACGTTAAAAATCTCAGAGTGTTATACATTAATGGTGGTGAGCCTTTATTAGTAGATAAGCATAAAGATTTCCTATACAAACTAGTTGAACTAGACATAGCAAAAAATGTAGAAATCGTATACTCTACAAACGTAACAATAATAAATAAAGAGTACGAAGAAGCCTGGAAAGGTTTTAGAAAAGTACAGATGATGCTTTCTTTAGATGACGTAGGAGACAGGAATAGTTATGTAAGGCATCTATCTAAATGGGATAAGGTATTAAAAACATTTGAATGGCTATCTAGTTTAGAACAAGTAGATACTAATATGATGTGTACTGTCTCCACATTAAATGTGTATTACTTAAAAGAGTATTTTGAGTATTACAAGAACAAGACGAATTATATATCATTAAATTTTGTTAATGATCCTGATTATTACGATATTAGAAACTTGCCTTTAGAAGTAAAACAAGAGGTATTAAAAAAGTTTCCCAACGAACAACTAAGAGCTTGGATGATGCAAGAAGGAAAAAATTCTTTAGATAGATTTATGAAACATACACAAACATTAGATATTATACGAAATCAGTCTTTTGAAAAAACATTCCCAGAGTGGAATGATATATTGAGGAAGCACAATGTCTAATACAATAGATTTAACAAAACTATTTCCTCCAGCTCCAATAACCACAATTAATTTGTTAGACACTTATGCACCTTTAGATTTTAAGGGCTGGGGTACAAAATGTATATTGCCTTGGACACACCTACATGTGTGGCCTAATCATGATGTGTTCCCTTGTTGTATTACAAATCATAAAGTAGGTTCTACAAAAGAAGATACACTGACTGATGTTTTTAATCAGGATGAAATGAAAAATATTAGAAAGAAGATGATGAATGATGAAAAACCAAAAGCATGTGATACTTGTTATAAGTCAGAAGAATACGGACAATCATCTCTGCGAAGTAGCGTAAACAAAACATTCCCTCATCATTATCATAAATTACTTGATACAAAAGAAGATGGTTCAGTAGAGAATATGGATTTAGTATATTGGGATTTCAGATTTTCAAATGTTTGTAATTTTAAATGTAGATCATGTGGTCCTCAGTTAAGCACTGGTTGGTATCAAGATGCCAAAGAACAAAACAGAATGGATAAGATTGCAAGAGGAGACAAGAAACCGAGACCAGGCGAAACAGAGATAACAGGAATCCTACCAGTTGGATTGCCTGAGCCAGGAGATAAAAGATTAATAAAACTTTGGGCGGAACTAGAACCTCATTTTGATACAGTAGAAGAAATATATTTTGCAGGTGGTGAACCGTTGTTAATGGAAGAGCATTATAGAATATTAAACAGACTAATAGAAATGGGTAGAGCAGAAGAAGTTACAATAAAATATAATACAAACTTTAGCAATATGTCTTACAAAAAAACAAATGTGTTAGACTTGTGGCCTCACTTTAAAAGTGTTGAGGTAGGTGCAAGCATGGATGCTTACGGAGAAAGAGCAGAGTATATTAGATCGGGTACTGTATGGAATGATATTGTAACGAACAGAAGGCAGATGAAAATAAAAGCTCCCAACGCAAATTTCTTTGCAGCTTGTACTGTAGGCATAACAAACGCATATCATCTAGTAGAGTTTCACAAGCATTTACTGCACGAAGAAATAATAGACCATGTATATGATTTTAGACTTAATGTTATCCGCACCCCTCGATGGTTAAGTATTGTTAATCTACCTAGACCTATGAAGAATGAATTAACAAATTTATACGAAGAACATATTGCATTTTTAAAACTTAACTATGAGTATAAGAATAGATGGCGGATTCCAGTACAAGAGTTTAGTGGAATTATAAATTTTATGAATGGAACGCCTCCAGATATAAGCACACTACAAAGCTTTGACACAAAGCATAATCAACATCAAGGCTCTTTTGTTTACAAAATGGATCAACTAGATGTTATAAGAAAAGAGAATTGGAGAAAAAACTTTCCCGAAGTTTATAAAGGATTTAAAGAGAACGAAATATGTCTGTAAATAAAAAAATAATGGTTGTGGGTTGTAGTTTTTCAACCGGCGAAGAATGTTGTGATTATGAAATAGTAGAAAATTATTATGATTATAAAGAAGATCCATCCTTCCATCCTCCTAGTAAACAAGGCAAAGAACATGAAGAGTTTACTAAGAAAAAATATGTCCGACATCAAGACATGCACGACGAGTTTAGAGATAAATTAGTTCCTGCGTGGGCAGAAAGGCCCGATGTTAAACAAATGATTAAAGAAAAAAATGAAAGCGATGGTGGTGCTTTATTGTTTCCTCATAACCCACAGCGTTTTGACCCTTTACCTTATTGGCAGTGGTATAATGATAAACATTGTTATTCACAATTACTACATGATCAAACAGATTACAATGTTATAAATGCTGGTAGACGAGGCACGGGAATAAACTATCAACATTTAATTTATAATATACATAGACAAATAAAGGCAAATAATAAGGATGGCTATTATTGGGACGCGCCCGGTAACTGGCCTGCTGTTTATACACCAGAAAAACAATTTGCAAGGAGCTGGTATTTAGAAGCATATTATCCTGCAGTTTACAAAGCAGAGCAACACATACACGGAAATACGCATGAGAATTTTAAATGGAACTTTAATGAGGTATCTTTTTGTGGAGAAGAACGAGATCCTAATTTTAGATATGATGAATGTATGGATAGTGCAGACGTTTTAATATGGCAATTTACAGGAGAACCTAGATACGCAGTTACATTAAGAGACAGAGATGAGATAGCTATTGGTTCTTCAATACAACAATTAGATCGTTGGTTTAGTCATTATTACAAATTTCTTCCAGGAGGAGAATTTCACAAACCAATGCCAACCCCATCAGGTGTGACATCAAGCGGAAACCGTTTAGAAGATATACCAGGTAAAAAAGAAATAAGAGACTGGTATAAGTATTATCATGACCCTGCTCAGGACATGGCGAAGTCTGTTGGGTGGATGGAAAACATTATAAAATTAAGAGAAGCAAAAGGATTAAAAACTATTATGCTGTGTATAACATCTCAGTTTACCAAAAGGTATGGTATTAACCCGAGAAATAATGAACACACCGCATCAATTGGATTTGATTATGATTCAAAATTACCTAATGAAGAGGTAGTAGATATGCTTAGGGAGAACCCCCAGATAAGGTTTAATCGTAATACAGAAAGCGGATTAGTATATCAAGGTGTTAAAAAAATAAAATTAGATTCTGATACAAAAGGAAAATGGGGACACTTAAACAAAGTTGGCCATGGAATTGTAGCAGATGAAATAAAAGAAATATTGGAGAAATGGAAATGAAGAACTTTTGGTTGTGGCTAACAAAGCCTTATACAGATTATAAACAAAGAAAAATAACCGAGGAATGGAAACGACAACAGGATGCTGCACAAAAAGCTACTGAAGAAGAAGATCCATTTATATATGATTAATGAATTTAAATTTAATAGATGATAAATTTCCTGTATGGGAAATAACCGAATGGCAATTACCGGAAGTAGATTATACAGAAGTATACGCTTACGATCAAAGTAGTAAATATTACAAATCCTCTGATTTAAGATGTAAAGTAAATGCTTATATTGATATGAGTCAAGGCGTAACCATACAAGAGATGTTAAAAGATTCAGACTTAAGAGTTTTAGATCAAATGTGGAAAGGACATCTAAACAGATTACAGTGGCCTATGGGTAATAATAATATATTATTAGATAAACCAGGATTTAATATGTCAGAACATATAGACAATCGCTTTGTAATCGGTGTACTAATTATAAACTTACAAGACAATCCTATAGGTTCAGGAACAGTTTTTACTGAATTAGAATATACAAGTCCAACTAAGAAAGGAACAGGAATATTTTTTCTAAATCATATTAATACAGAACACAAAATATATCAACCAGGACCTGAGGATAGATTGATATCATATCAAACAGTAACATTGGACAATCTACATCATGATTAAATGGGGCATCTCAGCATACAATCACAACGCAGCTCTTACAGTAGTAAAGGGAAACGAAATTCTTTTTGCTTCTGAGGCAGAAAGATATAGTGGTATTAAAAATGATGCTAACATTCCCGATGAGCTAATACAAGCAGCTTTGGAATATGGGGAACCTTCCCAAGTTATGTGGTATGAGAAACAATATCTAAAACAACTTAGACGGTTATACGCAGGACAAAAGTTAAAAGGTCTGAGCATACACCCATATTTAAAAAACTTTAATATGAGATCTTATACTCATCACACCACACACGCAGCGGCTGGATTCTATACTAGTCCGTTTGAAATTGCAACAGTACTTGTGGTGGATGCTATAGGAGAGTTTACAACAACGAGTATATGGAATGGCAATAGACACTTATCTAAAGTGTGGAGTGAAGGGTATCCAAAATCCTTAGGGTTATTTTATTCAGCAATAACACACAGGTGTAACTTAAAACCAAATGAAGAAGAATATATCCTAATGGGTATGGCTGCTTATGGAGACCCTGACAAATACTATGATAAAATGAAGCCTCTGTTAACTCAGAACTTACACAAAGGATGTCGTGATTGGCTACCCGGTGTAACTGACTACAACGACTTTGCAGCCTCAGCTCAAAAGATATATGAAGAAGAGTTTGAGAAGCTTCTTATCAAAGCTAAGTTACTTTTACCTTATAATAAAAAATTAGTTATAATGGGAGGGTGTGCTTTAAATTGTGTAGCAAATAATTTAGCATTAAAACATTATGAGGATATATGGATAATGCCAGCTCCTGGAGATGCAGGTTCCTCACTGGGAGCTATATTAGCAGACACAGAGCAACACGTTAATTGGAAAGGCCCTTACTTAGGACACAATATAGAAGGCGAGTATCCTGTAAAAGATTTATTAGGTGAGTTATTACAAGGTAATATGGTAGGTGTTGCAAATGGTAGAGCAGAGTTTGGACCAAGAGCTTTAGGTAATAGATCACTACTAGCAGACCCGAGAGGAAAAGAAGTAAAAGATAAGGTTAATGCAATTAAACGTAGACAAGAGTTTAGACCGTTTGCACCCGTTGTAATGGAAGAACACGCTAAGTCTATATTTAATATGCCTGTTGATTCATCTCCTTATATGCAGTACGTTATACAATGTATTAAAAAAACCGAGTACCCTGCAATAATACACAAAGACGGCACGTCTAGGGTTCAAACAGTTAACAATAAGCAACATCCAGGGTTATATAAGCTCCTAAAACAGTTCTATAAAGAGACAGGGTGTCCTATGTTACTAAACACTAGCTTAAACATCAAAGGTTACCCTATGGTTAATACAGTACAGGACGGTATCCTATTTCAAAATAAATATAAAGTAAAAGTCTTTTGAGCTATAAATAAAAACATGAACGCTAAAGTATATCAGTTTCCAGAACAACATCCAGAGCCTAAAGCAATACAAGGGTATAGGATGTCTTTTTACACAGACAAAGAAATAGACCTAGCTTTATTGTGTGTAAACACATGGGGCTGGAAAGAGATAGGATATACAAGAAGGACTATGACACAACTAGATCCAATTTATATTAAAGAGTGTTTAGTTAAAGGTTATAATTCCGATCTACTAGGACATCCTGGCAGAAAGCTTATAAATAAGATTATAGATAGTATTGAGACTATTGAAGTTAAGGTAAATTAAAGTATGCCAATATATTCATTTCAACATAATGAAACAGGTGAGATTAAAGACGAGATGATGTCGTATGAAGACAAACTCAAATACCTGGATGAGAATCCACACCTCACATCAATTATAACCAAAGCCCCGGCCATCGGTAGTCACCGTGGTGGCGATAGAACCAAACCACCTGGAGGATTCAAAGACGTCCTCTCTAGAGTAGCAGACGCTAATCCTTATTCGGCATTAGCAGATGACTATGGTAAAAAGGACCCTACCCAAGTTAAACTTCGAGAAACAGTTAAAGGAGTTAAAAAGAAAGTAGGAGATTTATACGGAGTATCAACCAAGGAGAAATCAGCAGTTTAAAAATTATATCATGTTAGGGTAGTAATTCCGCTACGTAGACTTTCAACTAACAGGAGAACAATATATGGCTAGACGTAACTTACAGCTAGTTCAAGATAAACAAAACACAAACGGAAGGAGATCAACTCCTCTCAAAATCACCGATAAGGATCTCGCAAGATTCGATCCAATCACAACAACTCAAAATAGCTTTTGGCAAAAATATAGACGGAAAGACGCTTTACTGTTACACGGTTCAGCCGGCACCGGCAAAACATTTATTGCTATGTACAAAGCTTTAGAAGAGGTAATGGCTAGAGGCGGCCGTTATAGTAAACTAATAATCATTCGTTCAGCAGTCCCGTCTAGAGAGATAGGACACTTGCCAGGAGACTATGGCGAGAAAATAGATGTGTATTCTATACCATATCAAAATATGATGGACGAGTTATTCCCTCAAAAAGAGAAGCCATACGACAGACTTATGGAACAAAAGAAATTATACTTTATGTGCACCTCGTTTATACGAGGGATTACATTGGATAATTCTATCATAGTCGTTGATGAATGTCAGAATATGAGTGACATGGAAATTAACTCTATAATGACACGAGTAGGGCATCACTCTAAGATTATATTCTGTGGGGACTTTAGACAGACAGACTTAAACAAGAGTAATGATAAGTCCGGTCTTAAGAAGTTCATACAAATAGCAGAGGATATGGAATCATTTGATACTGTGGAATTCATGCCTGAGGACATAGTTCGCTCAGATCTCGTTAAAGAGTACATATTAGCAAGGGTAGCGTATGAAGATAAACATGAAAAATAGTTAAAAAAGTGCTTGACTTTTGGTCCTAAAGAGTGCATAATAGTATACATAATGAAGAAACAAATAGAAAAAGCAGTCCAGTTCGCTACTAAGGCACACGAAGGACAGACCCGTAAATACACAGGAGAACCCTACATCGTTCATCCTCTAGCTGTAATGGAGACAGTTAAAACTGTAGAAGGCCATACACCAGAAATGCTTATGGCAGCAGTTCTTCATGACACAGTCGAGGATTGCGATGTAACTCTTGATCAAATAGCATTCCGTTTTGGACATGTTGTAGCAGATTTAGTAGAAGAATTAACAGATATCTCAGTACCAGAAGATGGTAACAGAGCCTTCAGAAAGGCTATGGATAGAGAGCACTCTGGACAAGCATCATCTCAAGGAATGACTATCAAAATTGCCGATTTATTGGATAATACGAAGTCTATTACTGAACATGATGAGCATTTTGCTAAGATTTACATGGCAGAAAAGGCATTATTGTTACAAGTCCTTGATAAGGCAGACAAAACTCTTTTGCAAAAAGCACAGAAAAAGGTTGACAAATGGTTCAGATGATCGTATAATGTATGTATATTAAATAAAAAAGTGAGGACTTAAAATATGAATGAGAAACTAAAAACAAGAATCGAGGCACTTTGCCAGGATATCGAAAACCAGCACTTCAAGTCTTTCCCAAGACTTAAAGATTACAAAGCTACTTATAAAGCAGGACGTAAATTCTGCAAAATAATTATAGAGACTAACCAAACATCAGTTTGGGGTTTTGTTAACTTAACACACGAAAAGTTTAATGAAGGTGATATACTACTAGCTCAAGGCTGGGCAGGACCAGCAATGAATAGAGCTAGAGGTAACTTGCTTACTTCAAACTATAAAGTTGATTCTAGAAACCAATACGGACCTGGATATGTTTCAGGATACTCAGCAGGTGGAGACAGAGACGGGAGTTTCGTATAATGAGTATCTTCCCAACAACAGCAGAGGATAAAGACATCCAATTTGACAGAGCTTGGAAACATCAAGAACAGATGAATAAGGTTCAGCAACAGCAACAACACCAATCTGAAGAAGACGAAAATTGTCTTTGTGGTAAGAGACTTGATGAGTCAGGCCCAGATTGTTACAGCCATATGACACAAGGATATTAATTTGTTTAACCACATACCTGTTGAAATAGATCAACTAAAAAGAAAGAATACAGAAAACGGTCGTAGATATGAAACACCAACAGGTGTTTTGTATCCTTCAGTTACCACAATCCTCTCACACAAGACAAAGCACTTTATACAAGAGTGGCGTAAAAGAGTAGGAGCTGAAGAAGCAGACAAAATTTCTAGAATTGCTTCTGTGCGTGGAACTAAAATCCATACACTTTGTGAAGATGCTCTCAATAATAAATCTGAGGATGTTTCTAAATTAAGTATTCTAGATCAAGAGATGTACAAGAATTTTCGTCCCTTGTTAAATGACATAGATAATATCCGTTGCTTAGAAGGAACGCTTTACTCAGATCATTTAAGACTGGGAGGACAAGTAGATTGTATTGCAGAATACAAAGGAAAGTTATCTGTAATAGACTTTAAAACTTCCAAAAAGAGAAAAACTAGATCACAATGCTATAATTATTTTATGCAGTGTTCTGCCTACGCCATTATGTTTGAGGAAAGAACAGGTATCCCTGTAGATCAAACTGTAATCTTAATGGCACAAGAAGACGAAGACCCAGCAATATGGGTTGAAAAGAGAGATGATTTTGTACCACAGTTAATTGAGACTAGAGATGCGTACGAAAACCAAAATCAAAACAGTTGATTCTTTATCCCGTAAAGAAAAAAAGAAGAACAAACAACTACACAACAAGAAGTTAAGACAGCAGAAACAATCTGCCCGTAGCTCAACTGGATAGAGCAACAGCCTTCTAAGCTGTAGGTTATAGGTTCGACTCCTATCGGGCAGGCCAATTTGTATAAATATAAGTAAGAATATAGCATAAGGTTATATTAGTATCAGAGCATTCGCTCGTAATTGATACGCAATCCAAAGGAAAACACATGTACAAGTATATAGCCGTGGCGCTTTTAGCCACCGTATCTACATCAACGTGGGCGACAGATTATGTCTCAGGCGTTGCAGATATTATTAATAGCAATTGTGTAGTATGTCATAGAGCAGGTGGCATAGGACCAATGAGTTTTGAAACGTATGAACAAGTTAGACCATGGGCTCCTCTTATAAGTTATAAAGTAATGACAAGAGAGATGCCTCCATATGCCTACGATCACGGTATTGGCATACAAGACTTACAAGGCGATTGGCGTTTATCTCAAGAAGATATTGACACTATCGTAGAGTGGGTAGACAATGGATCATCATATGGTGATCAAGACATAGTTATACAACCTCCAATACTTGCTGACACAGAAGCATGGAGTTTTGAAGTTGACTTTGGTTCTCCAGATACTATCATTGCTTCAACTCCAATAGACATACCTGCAAGCGGCAACGACTTATGGCACAAACACAATGTTCCAACAGGGCTAGCCGAGGACCGATGTATTAAAGCAGTACAAGTTAAACCACGTGGCAATGCGAAGTCAGTAGTACATCACGCTAACTCCAGCATTATTACTGAGGGAGGCAGAGAAGGTATGCTTACAGAATATGCTATGGGAAAGTGGGGAGAGATAGTTCCAGAAGGAGTATGCAGAACTATCCCAGCAAACGCAGAAGTGGCATGGGACATTCATATGTTCCCAGGTGGACTTGGAGCAATGGCACCAGGATCAGTTATCAAAGACAACGTGGTAGAGATTGGGCTTTGGTTATACACCGAAGAGGAAAGCGAACAACTGAAATACAAACAAGACTTGAGTTTGTATCGCCTAGGAGATCAGGACGATATAACTATACCACCCAACGGCTATTACATGACACAAGGCTTTCACAGTTTTGATCATCCAGTTAGACTAGATAGTTTCCAACCACATGGACACTTGCGTATGAACGCAGCAAGTTTGGAAATATTCTATCCAGAGACAGGACGCACAGAGCAGATTAGCCAAGTAAGTAATTGGAGTGCAACATGGCATCACAGTCATTTGTATGAACCAGACGTTGCACCACTATTGCCAGCAGGAGCAGTTATTGTTCTAAAGCAATGGTATGACAACACAGCAGAAAACCCAAATAATCCAGATCCAGATATGTGGGTAATGGGTGGTAGTAGAACAGGTGACGAAATGACGCACGCCTGGTTAGCTATCACACACTTAGATGAAAAAGGCTACATTAAACTAAAAGAGAAAAGAGATGCAAATATTAATATTGCTAGTGATTAGTATTATTGTTATAACTGAGCCGTCAACTTCAGGCTACAATGGACAACATAAGTTCGATTGGATGCCTGAACAAGTAGTATGGGAGCAAAATATTAGAAACTGTAGAAGTGCGGACGTTTGTAGAGCAGAAACACTTTTTAGAAAATAGAAACGGAAGGACAGTTTGTATAAATATTAGTGGAGTCTTTGGAGAGACTCCCATACTGGACATACAGTCCATGGTAAATAAAAAAGATGAAAGCAATAATAAGCGCTTTATTCTTAATTTTCACAGTAGGATGCGCCAGCATTAGTACAGGTGTAGATACAGTTAAAAATGTTGTAGCAACAGTAGTTGACACAACAGTATCTTCAGCAGCTACTATGGCGACAGCAATAACAGAAGATGTAGTTGATACAGGTACTTTTGTTGTTGAGACAGGTGTGGGTGTTGTTCAAACAGCAGCCGATAGAATAGATCAGGAGACTGATGAGATTCAGCCTAAGATCGAAGAACCTGATTTCCCTACAGCGAAACTTAAAGAAGACTAGCTTAATCAAAACGGACGAGCCCCACTTTGTGGGGTTTGTCTTATACACTATTTACCTGATAAATACCAATTATATACAGAAACATTTCTATTAATAGAGTGGGTGTGTATAAATATAAGTGTTATATAAGTGTAACTTATGTAATGATATAAATTTCAGTAATATAAAGAAGGAGAGGTTTACAATGACCACAGCTACATTCGGTGAAGTAGCGAAGCTCATAGGAACCAATGTTGAAAGACTAAAAGAAAACGAGAAAGTTTGTTTTCTTTGTGATGCGATTCAATTAGTAGCGATAATGATTGCTCCGTTACTTTTGCCCATAGGAATAATTTACGGTACATACGTCGGAGGTTTCTAATGAAAGCTCTTACCAAGTACATGTATTATGGAAGACTGTTAGTATTATTAATGCCAATGATTGGTGTTAGTTTTACTCTCATAACCTTTTATAATTATACCAGTTAATCTAGACTCATAGATCGGAATGGCACCCTCGGGTGCCGTTTTTGTGATTACGGTACTCTGGGCTCTTTACAAATACCCCTAACGATTGTATAATAAATACTATTATGCGTAAAAAGAAACTAACTAAGATTAGAAATCCTGTAGCCCGTTATGCGAAATTGTTTAACAAGGCCACCGTAGTACCGGATAAAACTAAGTACAATCGAAAGAAGGATAAAGTAGTACCTGACGACGCAGACTAATAAAGGAGGAACCATGAATAAACTATGGATAACATTACCAATATTATTTTTTGTTATGATGACAGCGCAAGAAGTAAATGCGGATGAGAGAGAGATAGAATGTTTAGCACAGAACATTTATCATGAAGCCAGAAGTGAATCTACAGCAGGAAGAATGGCTGTGGCTCTAGTAACCATTAATAGAGTTAATGATAGAAGATTTCCTGACTCAATATGTGGTGTTGTAAAGCAAACCAAATATTATCCCAGCGGGAATATAGATTTACATTCATGCCAATTCAGTTGGTACTGTGATGGCAAACCAGACACCATTGGAGACGAAGACTGTTATAAAGAAATACTATTAATAGCCGAAGTCATGTATACATACGAAACCGAAGATTTTACTGAGGGATCGTTGTGGTACCACAGTCCAAAAGTAAAACCTAAATGGTCTATGGTATATAATAAAACCATAAAGATAGATAACCATATCTTCTATAAAGATGTTGACTAAAGCATTCAACGGTCGTATAATAAGCACATGTTAACAGATAAACCTAATATAATAGTTACGGGCGGTTGTGGTTTTATAGGAAGCCACTTAACCAGAAGGCTATTGGATAATGGATTCGCCGTTACTGTTATAGATGACAACAGAGCAGGCGATGTATTTTACAAGCATGACTATGTTGAATATTGGAAAGCAGATGTTAAGACTTTTAATCCTCATAAAGCTCAAATAGAACCACCTGTAGCAATATTTCATTTAGCAAATAGTCCTCGAGTAAGACGTTCTTTAGAATATCCTACAGACACTATTGTTAATAATATTGGAACTACATGTGCGGTAGCCGACTGGGCTAGGATATTTAATATTAAATTGTTCTTTGCGACATCGTCTAGTACACAATACAACGAGTCTAGAGGCAACCCTTATACATTCAGTAAAATTGTGTGTGAGGAAACATTAGGTTTATATAGAAATTTGTATTCATTAGATTATGTTCTCATGTTCTTTTATAATGTTTACGGACCTGGCGAGGCTGACTATGGAGAACATAGTACTGTCGTTAGGAAATTTAAAAAGGATTATTTAGCAGGTAATCCGTTAACTGTTTTTGGAACAGGAAACAAAGAAAGAGACTTTACGCATGTTGATGATGTGGTTCAAGGGTTATTACAACTATTGGCAGATCCACAGTTACCATCGACAGCGCATTTCGGGAAAGGTGATCCCAAAACAATTACATCTATTGCAGATGCATTTGATCACCATGTTGTACATTCATTTGATAGACAGGGGGAAGCACAAAAAACCTTGTGCCAGGAACCTTATATAGAATGCCCTAATGATGTACATGATTATATTAAACAATGGGTTAAGGAGAATGAACGTGATGCCTAGAATAGTAGTGGATAACACGATAGAAATGACAAAAGAAAAAATATCAGATATATTTTTAGTAACAAAAGAGTTTCACACCTCTACAGAGTTTTCACAACATATCGAGAGAATGTCTTTTAACACGAACTCTGGCTGTATGGATATGATAGTAGACTATTGTATTAAGCGGGAAATAGAGATAGAAAGTATAGGGAAGTTTTTAACTTCAAATCTAAAAGCTAAAATTAAAGAAGAAGCTTTGGATTTAAATTTACTTAAGGAAAAAAGAAAGGCAACACTACCTTTATAATGGAACCCTTTGACGTTTATAAGATTTACTTGGCTTTAAAGTTGCACTTTACAACTGAGTCTTATGACGTTACGAAACACAAGTTTGCAGCCAAAGGTAAAAAGGAAACATTCTTAAAACGAAAAGACCTTTTAGTTCTACGCAAACTTGCCAGGGACTTCACAAGACAAACTATCATTGATATACTTGTTGCTAACTTTGTAAGTGGTGATAGGTGGGGAGGAATGTTTGACACAGAGTCAATGGAAACATACAAAAAATGGAATGCTAATAAACAAAAAATAGCATATACATTTGAACAGGATCTTAATTCCATTCAACTAAGAATGGAAAAGGATAATATTGAAGACGCTACAGTAGCTACTGGACACCCTTTAATATTTAAAATGTTACTTGGTAAACAAATAACATTGGAGACGGTGGTTATATTAAATAAAGAATTGAACTTTGTTAATGACTTTAAAGACGATCTTATACTAAAAGACACATGTTTATTGGTAAACAAGTATACACCTTTTATAGGTAAAAATACCAAAAACATACATCTAAAGCATCTAGATCTTATAAATATAATTGCTAGGACTAGAAGTAGTTCTAATACATCGTAAAATAAAACGTAATAAAACGTAAACACAACGCAATACAGGAGAATATATATGTCGTTTAATACACTTTCAGAGCTTCGTAATCAACGAGGCAAATTCGATAACTTGATGAAAGAAGTCGAAAAAATAGCAAACCCTAAATCTAACTTTCAGAAAGATGAACGGGAATGGAAACCCACAGTAGACAAAGCAGGAAACGGTTATGCCGTCGTTCGGTTTTTGCCTGCACCACAAGGCGAAGATATGCCATGGGTTAGAGTTTTCAATCATGGCTTCCAAGGCCCTGGTGGAAAATGGTATATCGAGAACTCTCTCACTACACTCAACAAACAAGATCCAGTTTCAGAATTAAACTCTGAACTTTGGAATTCTGGTGTTGAAGCTAACAAAGAAATAGCTCGTAAACAGAAGAGACGCTTAAATTATTATGCTAACATCCTAGTCGTTGAAGATAAAGGAAACCCAGCTAATGAAGGACAAGTATTCCTTTACAAGTTTGGTAAAAAGATCTTTGACAAAATTAAAGATGTTATGCAGCCTCAATTTGAAGACGAAAATCCAGTTAATCCTTTTGATTTCTGGGAAGGCGCTAACTTCAAGTTAAAAATTAGACAGGTAGAAGGATATCGTAATTATGATAAAAGTGAATTTGATTCCCCAAGCCCGGTAGCAGATGATGATGCTAAAATTGAAGGTCTATGGCAAACACAACATTCCTTATCGGGTGTTGTAGCTCCAGACCAATTTAAATCTTATGAGGAGTTAAAAGCTAAATTGGACTTAGTCCTAAAAGGCCAGACAGCTCCAACAGCAGAGTCTATATCAGCTACTACTAATGATGCAGATGACGACCATTTTATGGAAAAAGTGAAAAGCGTCCAAGCAGCACCAGCAGTATCAGCTCCTGAGTCTACAGATTCAGATGAGGATGATACGTTATCTTACTTCAAGTCCCTTGCAGAAGATAACTAAACTTTCAAAGTTTTGGAGGCTCCTTACGGGGCCTTCTTTTTGACTTTAATAAATACAGTATGAAGTACCATATATTATATAGTAGCGGAGATGTTGTAAAAAACAATAGTTCTAATACGACTCTATGGCCATACAACGAAGAAGCAGAAAAGGTTATTACTTGGGAATTAAATGACTACACCTTAACTAGGAAGTTCATACATCTACATCAAAAAATGTTTGATAATGCTACTATACAAGATGGCGGTAGATATCTCGCACAAGAACAGAGTATATGTACTAGCGTATCTGCAGAGTCTATATTAGAGTCTAGAAGGCATCATAATAGTCTAATAAGAACATTACAAGCATTAAAAAAAGCTCCTAAGGTTAATGGCCAACCTCCCATAACATTTGATACTCCAGACTCTTTACTTGTTAATGAATTAGATCCTTATGATAGGTGTGAGGATAAATTTAATAAAGGGCATTATCATTTTGAAACACAGGCAAAAATATGGCAAGACGCTCATGTAATAGAAAAGGTTAATATAGAGTATTATATGAATGTTGTTAGGATACTCTCAGAATTAAATGAAACGTGCCATTACAACGAACAAACGCTCTACAATGTTCAACCTGAAGAATACAGAACAGTTTTAAAATACACATATCTATCTCATAACAGTAAACCAGACTACTTACGAGCTCATAATTTTACTGATAAATTAGAAGATAAAGACTATGAACATTTCTGTTTTCAATCAGGCAAAAAGGCTAATACGTTATTTCTAGACTTTGGAACTGTTGGTAAATCCCTAACAGAAGTAGCATCGACAAATGATTTAGAGTTACTGCATACAAAAGGAGTAACACAACAAACATCTATAAACCCTTGGGTTAGATATGATTGGTCAGTAGGAGCTGAAAAAACAGAAGATAGGTACAATGAATGGTTAATAAATAATAACGTAAAAGATTATTATGATTTATCATTACCTATGATGACACCTGGGTTGCACCCATTAGGAGAATGTATATCTCATGATTTTTCAACACCCAAAGAGTTCGCGGATTATATAGAAGCAACTCCTAAAATAGTAGGAACTAAACTTGAAATATAAGACTAAAACAATACTTAAACTTTTTATACTATTCTCTACAGCAATAGCAGGCTTAGGATATTGGTTTACACACGGAGCAACAGTAACAGAGTTCATTCTGTATTTTGTATTACTGTCTTTTGTTTCACGAATAGCAAATGCAGGATATCATAGGTGGTTAACACATAACCAATTTGAACCTACATGGTTGGGTAAAAAGATAATGCTATATTTCATGGTGCTTACAGGTGAAGCTCCTCCAGGACATTATGTAATAGCACACTTAAACCATCACAAATACACAGATAAAGAAGGCGATCCTCATGGTCCAAACCAAATAGGTTTTTGGAATTTAGCATTAGGACAATTTAATGTAACAAAGCCTGCCTTTATGCGAAACTATGCTAAGCACAAAGACGCACAATGGGTTACTAAACATTACTGGAATTTATACTTTGCCAATTGGATAGTATTTGCCTTAATAAATCCTTACTTAAATGTTTGGTTGGCATGTATGTTTGCTTGGAGTTGGTTACAAATGATTAATCTTAATTGGAGAGGCCATGGCGGAACAGACGCATCACCTACAAACTTAGGTATACTCTCAAATTTGTTTATGGGTGGAGAAGACTATCACAAGAACCATCATGTTAATCCAGGCAATCTTGTAATGGGAAAATGGGATACGACAGGTAAATACTTAGTCCCTTGGTTGTTATCAAAATGAAAAAGATATTAGGACTACCAATACTTCATGTAAAAAATGTTGGTGAACACCTACTTCCTACGATGCAGAAATCTATTGATACATTACAATCACATAAAGAACATTGGGATAGACAAAAGAGTAAATTATCAGTATACACAGAAAGCGGCGAGCACAAATTTAAATTAAAACAAGATCCAATGGAAGGTGTAGAGGGTTGGCAGGACCTTAGAAAGATTATTAAAGGCCATGTAATGGATTACTTTACATCTACACAACCTATAGACGAAGACTTCCAATCGGATCAAGACAGGTTATTACGAGATGAGTTAGATACCTATTGGCACAGTTATGCTTGGTATACTTATTTTGATGAAAGAGACTCTTACAGTTGGCACGCACACGGGCAATATTATTTAATAGCCACTTATTATGTAAGAGCAGAAGAAGAACATGCGCCATTACAGTTTAAATCTCCCTTGTCAGATATGTACACTACATGGGCATTGGGAACAAAGGCAACAAACTTAGAAGAGACAATACAACCAGAGACAGGA